AATGGTGGTGCTGGTGCTCCTGGAGGAGTTACGATTGTTCAAGATGGTAGTTCTGGATCTGGTGGTGGTGGTGGTGGAGGAGGGACTAGCTCTGCTTTTTCATCAGATGAAGTTATTAATCCTGGTGGTGGGGTTGGTCTTTTTTCTAGTGGATCTAGTGGATCTGGAGGAACAGGTGGTTCATCATCTTTATTTACATGTTCTGGGACACCAGGTTCTGGAGGAAATAGAGGAACTGCTTCAACACTTAGTACAAGATCTGTAGGAGGATTTTATGGTGGTGGGGGAGGAAGTAAAACTCCAACACCCTCAGGCAGCAATCTTAGAAATGCTGGAGATGGTGGTCAAGGTGCAGTAAGAATTGTTTGGGGTGCTTCTAGATCTTATCCGAGCACTAATACGGTAAATCCCATACCAGATGTTTATGAATGTGGTGCTGGATATTTTAATAGTTGGAATTTTCTTGTTTTTGGTATTACAGCAGATTATAGGCCATTTTCTTCAATTAATGGTGTTTCCAAAACTCTTGGTGATGTATCAACTGATTGGAGCACATCACCACAAATTAACTTTGATAAAATCTTTGGAACAGGAACAAGTAATTATAGTTGCTTGTGGAATAATTGTATGATTTATAATCGTGAATTGACAAATGAAGAAATCCAAATAAACTTTGAAGCATTTAGACGTAAGTTTAATCTCTAAATACTCATAAGTTGCAAAAACTTATGACTCCTCTTCATTCGTCCAAAGAGTACTTGTTCAATCTTTACACGACAAGTTCTGGAGAAGCAAAACGAATATGGAGGCAACACATTAAAGAACATTGGAATCATAAATGTGCTTATTGTGATTCTGAAGAAAACCTTACAATTGATCATATTATTCCAAGATCAAAAGGTGGAACAGATTTCACAAACAATGTTGTTTGTTGTTGCCACAATTGTAATCAAGATAAAAAACATACTTATTGGGAAGATTGGTTTTCAGGTCAAATTTTTTTTACAGAAGAAAAAAGACGTGCTATACTAAAATGGATGGAAAATAAGCAAGAGAAAAATCTCTATAAGTACCCACAAAGAAAAAATAAGGTTTGGTAGTATTATGAATTTTACAATTTATTCAAAGCAAGGTTGCCCTTATTGTGATAAGGTAAAAATGGTTTTAAATCTTTTAAGTGAGTCAAAGGGATACAATGTTATCTCTTATGAACTTAATACAGATTTCAATAGAGAACAATTTTATGCAGAATTTGGGGAAGGTTCAACATTTCCTCAAGTGATTTTGAATGACAAGCATATTGGTGGATGCACTGATACAATTTCATATTTGCAAGAAAATAGTATGCTTTGATCGTGTCTATAAATAATTCTGAAAAATATAGCATTAATCGTGGTTTTGAGTTAATGCTTAGAAAAAAAGGAGAAGAGAAAGTAGAAACAAAATTGATATCAAAAAAATTCAATTTTGAAAAAGTATTTTCTTTACTCAAAAGGGAGATGCATCTCAAGATTGAATTTTATATAATGAAAAAAAAGTAGTCTCTCGGAGAAGAACAATGTCAGCAATAACTTTAGTATTTGGTTCTTTTTTAATTGTTTTGTTTTTTATAGTAGGACTCTTCATTGGATGGAGTGCCAGAGAATATATGATGAACTATCAAGAAGGACCAAAACAAATTGCATATCATCCAGAGTTTTACAATAAAAATGGTGAGTTAATAGACCAAGAAATTGTTTCAGTAAGATTTGAACCAGACTATTTTGATGATGAATCTGATGACGATGATGAATGATAAATAAATTTTAATTAATCTAATTCTGTATTAATTTTATGACAATGACTACAAAAGAAAAAACAACAACTAGAAAACCTACTTCAAGAGCAAAAAAAGTTTTAGATGAAAACATTGAATTGCCAGCAAATCCATTTGCTTTTGAAGTATTGAATCTTGTTAATGCTCAACGAACAAACGCAAAAAAAGTTGAAGTTCTTAAGAAATACGAACACGACTCATTAAAGGCAATTTTTATTTGGAATTTTGATGAGTCAGTAATTTCACTTTTACCAGAAGGAGATGTTCCTTTCTTTGGTGATAATACAATGAAGACAACTACAATGTCTGAAAGAATTGAAGATTCAATTAAACAAATGAGTGATTCTTCAATTGGGGCAATTGACCAAAAATATTCTACTCTTAGAAAAGAGTATACACTTCTCTATAATTTCGTAAAAGGTGGAAATGATTCTTTAAATGGAATTAGGAGAGAAAATATTTTTGTTAATTTACTAGAGGGTTTGCATCCTCTTGAAGCAGAAATTATTTGTCTTTGCAAGGATAAGAAACTACAAACAAAATATAAACTAAATCAAGAAATAGTTTCTGAAGCTTATCCTGATATTACTTGGGGAAACAGAAGTTGATTATGCACTTAATACATAAAAATTGTGATCCTTCTGTAGCAAATAATAAATCTTTACCGAGAAATTCTTATTTGGTCACGTATCAAGAAAATAAAGAAACAAGGTACGATATTGTTCAGGCAGGTTCTTTTGTAGAAGTATTTGACAATTATTATGATCAATATGGAAAAGGAAGTGTTATGAATATTAAGTGGTCAGAAGGAACGATAAATCCAAAGTCATATAATTATCAAGTTAAAGATAAAAAAACAAAAAAATAATTTCGAATGGGGGGTTGATTCAACCCCTTTTTTATGCTAAAATTTTGAGAGAGAATGGTATCTTATGGACAAAGACAAACTAAAACTCATAGTCCGTAATCTTGAACTATTGGTTGACTCTCTGAAAGCAGAAGTTTATTCTGATGTATCTTCTTACAAATACACAGAACCAGATGTGAGAAAAAGACCGATTTTGGATTACGATGAAGTATTTGAGGATTCTGATTTAGATGACCAATAGAGCAAAAAAACTTGTAAAATTACTTGAGAGACTTGTTAAACAAGATCATCTTTATACAGAAGAAAAAATTATAGAAATGAAACAACAACTACGAACATTGAAAGAGCAACTCTCAGAACTAGAAACGAAAACATCAAAAGGATTTGGAAAGAAATGACAGTAAAACTTATTTCAGTAACTCCCGATGCAGAGAAAACAATGGCATACGTTGCACGAGTTAGCAATCCTGCGAATCAAGATAACGAAAACTATGCCAAGTTGCTTGCTTATTGTATTAAGCATAATCATTGGTCTGTGTTTGAGCAATCTTTTATGACTCTTGAAATTGAAACTAATCGTGGTATCGCAGCTCAAATTTTGCGCCACCGTTCGTTTACATATCAAGAATTTTCGCAACGATATGCTGATAGTTCTCTATTAGGTGATTACATCCCTGTTCCAGATCTTCGTCGTCAAGATACTAAAAATCGTCAGAACTCTATTGATGATATTGGTGATTATGAGAAACTGACTTTGCAGAGTAAAATCCAAGAGCATTTTGCACACTCTATGCGACTCTACAAGGAACTTTTAGGTCACGGGGTGGCAAAGGAGTGTGCAAGGTTTGTATTGCCCTTAGCAACCCCTACACGCATCTATATGTCTGGCTCGTGCAGGTCGTGGATACATTATATCAATCTTCGTTCTGCTAATGGAACTCAAAAAGAGCATATGGATATTGCTCTTGAGTGTAAGAAAATATTTTCTGAACAATTTCCATCAGTTTCAGAAGCTCTTGAATGGGTCTAAATAAATTTATCTTGAAATTATAACAATGCCAACGTATCCCGTAGTGAATACAAAAACTGGAGAACAAAAAGAAGTGGAAATGAGTATCCACAATTGGGACCAGTGGAAAAATGATAATCCAGATTGGATTCGTGATTGGTCAGATCCGTCAACCTGTCCTTCTCCAGGGGAGGTTGGGGATTTATTGAGCAAACACGTTAACAGAAACCCAGGATGGAATGATGTTCTGCGTAAGGTTTCAAAAGTTCCAGGTGCAAATGTAAAACCGATTTAGAGAATTATAGTCAATGGCAAGAAAAAGAAGAAATAATGACAATCAACCAATTGGTATTGGTATGACTGCAAAACAAATGAAGAGGAGAAAACCAATCAGTTCTGATTATCTGATTGACATTGAACCTTTAACAGAAAATCAAAAGAAACTTTTTGAATCTTATAAAAATCAAAAGCATATCGTTGCTTATGGTTGTGCTGGTACAGGTAAAACTTTTATTACTCTATATAATGCCCTTCAGGATGTGCTTGATGAAGTAACTCCTTACGAAAGAGTTTATATTGTTCGTTCATTAGTTGCAACTCGTGAAATTGGATTCTTGCCTGGAAGTCACGATGATAAAGCAGATATTTACCAGATTCCTTACAAGAATATGGTTAAGTATATGTTCCAGATGCCTTCTGATG